GAAATGGGATGGCCTAGCATTAAAGAGAAGACGTAGCGAGGTAACACCATCAACATGGGCCTTGGTATATCAGCAGGAGGATGTCGAAGAAGATTCCATCTTCCCACCCGCTTTGGTGCAAGGCAGTACTAACGGTCAAAGAAGAAAAGGTCCATTGCGCCAAGGCGCGGTGGGACATCCGACTAATGTCGAAGGTTACACAATTATTGGATTTGACCCTGCTATGGGTGATAAGGCACATGCAGCCTTTGTAGCAGTTACTTATAATAGAACTGATTCTAGGATATATGTTTTAGACTGCATTAACATGGCAGAACCTAATCCTCAAAAAATTAGAAGTACGATAGAAGAACTTGTATTGAAATACAAGCCACAAGAATTAAGAGTAGAAATCAACGCCCATCAAAAAGCATACTCATTAGATGATGACTTGCGACAATGGCTTGGTATGTATGGTGTAAGACTTGAGTCTCATGTTACTAACAAAAATAAGTGGGACGCATCTTTCGGTGTAGCATCTATGTCTACCCTACTTGGAACCATACGAGAAGAAAAGTTCCAAAAAAATAATATGATTGAATTCCCATCTACTACTGACTCTGAAGGACTTAAGTCCCTTACTCAGCAGTTGATTACTTGGAAACCTAACACCAGAGGTAAGACCGACTGTGTTATGGCATTATGGTTTGCTGTGCTTAGAGCACGGGAGTTTATGCAACAAACAAATCACTTACAAAAGTTTTCATCTAATAGATGGACCACAAGAGCACAATCGGCACAAAGATACACAATCAATCTAGACGAAGCCTTTTCAGAGCAATGGGCCGAAACATACGGATAAGGATAAATACAATGGCAATAAACAGTGGAACAGGAAATTCAAAACCAAGAACAGAAGGCGGTATATATTCAGGTAGTGGAAAAAATGTTACTAAAGTTTATAAACCTCAAGATGCGGTTGCTAATGATAAAAAAACAAAAAGTGAAAAATTAAAAAAAGAAGAAAAAGCATTACAAGCAGCAATTAAGAGGTATAACCAAACTCAATTGCAACGTTATAAGGATGCAAATGCACGAAGAAACGCTGAAATAAAATTAGGAACCTACGACCCTAGTAAATCAACCTATTGAAGGGGCGAATAATTGTTATCAATTAGTCAAATTTCTGCAAGGGTAGAATCTTTACGTAGTCGCTCATCAGAGCGAGACCGTAGACAACTAGATGTACTTGCTGTGCGTAAAGGACAGATATCACAGGTATACCCTGAGTTCTTTCCAGAGGGTGTAGATGCTAACGTAGTAGCAAACTTTATTGACATTGTTGCCCGTGACCTTTCGGAAGTTATGGCGCCTCTTCCAGCGGTAAACTGTTCCGCTGCAAATCAAGTATCAGATAGAGCAAGAGTTTTTGCTGACAAGCGAACACGTATTGCAACAAATTATTTTAGTAATTCAGATTTACAAGTGCAGATGTATCAAGGTGCAGACCAATACATCACATTTGGTTTCGTCCCATTCATTGTTGAATTAGACGAAGAAGCAGGGCTACCGCGTATCCGAATAGAAAGTCCGATTGGGGCTTACCCAGAATTTGACCGCTATGGACGCTGTATTGCCTTTGCAAAGAAGTACGCACTAACACTCGCAGAACTGATAGCACAGTATCCTGAGTTTGAGATTCAATTACTAGGGCCTGACCGTTATGAGCAGAACCTAGATGCACGTATTGACATTGTTCGTTATTACGATAAAGAGCAATCAACAATATTTATTCCATCACGGAATAATTTAATTTTATCTCAGGCTAAGAATCCGCTAGGCAAGATGCAGGTTATAGTTGCAAAACGTCCATCACTAGATGGAGAGATGCGTGGTCAATTTGATGACGTACTAGGTATCCAACTGCTTCGTAATAGGTTCGCATTACTTGCGATGGAAGCAGCAGAGAAATCAGTACAAGCACCAATTGTTGTACCAGGCGATGTTCAAGAACTACAGTTAGGTGGAGATGCGATTATTCGCACTAACTCCCCTGCTGGTGTAAGACGTGTGGATTTAAATATTCCACCAGGTGCGTTCACTGAGCAACAAGTATTGCTTAATGAGTTACGTACAGGAACACGTTATCCAGAATCAAGAACTGGAAACATAGATGCATCAATAGTCACGGGACAAGGCGTTCAAGCGCTTATGGGTGGCTTTGATACACAGGTTAAATCAGCACAAGCAATCTTTGCTTCTGCACTTAAAGATGTCATCTCTATTTGCTTTGAGATGGATGAAAAATTATTTAACTTTACAAAAACAATTCGTGGTGTAGATGCTGGTTCACCTTACTCACTTGAGTACACACCATCAAAGGATATTAAAGCAGATTACACAGCCGATGTTCGCTATGGCATGCTTGCTGGTCTTAACCCAGCGCAGGGACTTATCTTCATGCTACAAGCACTTGGTGGTAAATTAATCTCTAAGGATATGGCTATGCGTGAGTTACCATTTGGTATTAACGTAACTCAAGAACAAGAGAAGATTGAAGTTGAAGAAATGCGTAATGCGCTAGTAGGTTCACTACAGGCATACACACAAGCAATTCCACAAATGGCAGCATCAGGCGGAGATGCATCTGATATCGTAAAGAAAATTGCACAAGTAATTAAAGCCCGTCAAAAGGGAGTATCAATTGAAGATGCGATTGAAGATATCTTTGCTCCAGAATTACCTCCTGCTGGTGCCCCACAGGTTGAGCAAACGTCCCCTGCTCCCGAAGTGGCTCCAGTGGGAGGCTTACCTCCTCAAGCAGCACAAGGTGGTGGACTACAAAGTCTTTTATCTAGTCTAAGTGCAGGTGGTACAGCGAGTGCAAGTGCAAGGACAGTTGTAAGAAGATAAGTTAGAAGGGGACCATGACTGCAATCGTTGGAATACAAGGTAAAGGCTGGGCAGTTATTGGCGCAGATACTTTAACTACTTATACAGACAGACCTTATATTGCTAAGGGATGCGATAAGATAGTAAAAGTTGGTGAGTATTTAATTGCAGTTGCAGGTGATGCAATTGTAGGAGATATACTTAGTAACTTATGGCAACCGCCTAAAGTAATTAAGACGCAAGACCCAGATAGATTTATGATGATTAGGGTATTACCATCTATAAAACAAACTATAATAGATGGCGGGTATGACCCAACACCTAAAACAAAAAATGATGATGACTCAGGTTGGGATGCATTAGTTTGTTTTAATGGAAAAATATATCAAGTTAGTGATGACTATGGATATATGCGAGATGACAAAGGTTTATATGCAATAGGTTCTGGTGGAACCTTAGCGCTTGGTGCGTTATCAGCAATGGAGTCTGAAACTAAAACTCATGCTAAAGCATCAGGGGCTGCAAAGAAAGCAATCAATATAGCAATTCAATATAACGTGTGGTGCGGTGGTACCGCTAATGTTAAAACACAATTTACTAAGTAGGAGGAAGTGTGGCACAACAAGGTGGATATAGAGAACCGAATAACCCAGCCCCAGTATCAGGTCCTGGCGCTCTTAGTCAACGCACTGATGGGGGACCAACACAACCTGCGACCTACATTTCAGGATTACCACAAGGACAAGGACAGCAAACTTACGACAATCAAGTAGCATCGCCTATGGCTGGCAATCCATATCCTCAAGCAAGTTTAAATATGGGAAACATGAACGACATAGTTCCACTTACTGAACCTACACGCCGTTCTGCTGAAACTGTAACAAGCGGTATTGACCTTGGTGCTGGACCAGGTTTTGCTTCATTAAACTTACCAAAGTCAGAACCAACATTACTTTCAATTCTTAGCAATATTGCACAGTATGACCCTAGTGGAGACTCTGAGTTAATTTACAGAATGCTAGAAGATAGAGGCTATTAGTGGCTTATAAACCATTAAACCCTGTAGTAGCAGAGGTTAGCCCAAATTTTTATAAGGCTGCCGTAACTGCTAACTTACCACCTGAGCAACAGAAGATAATTGAACAAATGTCTTTTACGCACAAAAAAGCAAAAGACCTTTTGAAGTTAAGTGAAAGCCAAGCAAGAAAACAATTTCTTGAGTTAGACCCACTTGTTCAGTCTAATATGAGATATCTATTTCCTGACAAAAAAACTTTTGAGGCTGAACAAGGATTACTTGGTAAGGCTACTCAAGCAGTTTCTGGTGTTGTAACTGGTGCATTTAAAGGTATAGCAAGTCCATTGTTATTAGGTTTTGCTGCAGCGGATACATATGGAAAAGCAGTTAATACTTTACCCAATGTTTATCGCCAGATAAAGCAAAAGGTTCCATTTAGCAAGCAAGTTATTAAAGATGGATACAATGGTAAGAATTCTTTTAAATGGGATAGAATTGATGAGTTTGAACAAAAGTATGGAAAAGGCGTAGTATCTTTAGTTACCTCTACTATAGATGGTAAGACACCAGGCGAAGCCATTGATGAATATGGCCAGGTAGATGCTGAGATTCTTGATGCAATTAAATTCTATAATGATGAGCCAAAAAAGTTTAATAAGATTTTAGAAGAAGTAAAAATAAATGCTCAGATATCTCCAGGTAGAGATGTTGCTGGAAGAGAAATTCAACAACGTGTAAACAACAAAGTTGATACACTTCCAGAGAAGTTTCTAAAAACTTTAGGCATCGACATGTCAACAGAAGAAGGTGTGCTTAAGGCACAAAAAATAGTTTCTGGTCCTATTGATGGTTTATATCAAATAGGCATTGACCCACTTTCCTGGGCTGGCGTAGGAACTGCTATTAAAGCAGTAACTAAAGGAATTGAAGGAGTTAAGGCTACACCTACAGAAGCATTAAGATTTGTTGGTATTAAAAGTCGTGGCGAAAAAATTAAAGACAAGTACCAGTTCTTAGCGGAACGTGGTGATGTCACAGCAGGTATGGATTTTGTTTTTAGACAACCAGATGTAATTAAACTTTGGGATGAAGAACTAGGTCCTGTAGTTAGAAACTTTGCCAATGCTAAGACATCTCAAGAAAAAGCAGACATCTATCGTGTTGCTAAAACTCAATATCCAGAGTGGGCTAATACTGAGATATTAACAGGCCTAGCAATAGGTAAAGCCTTTGATGCTAACTCTGCAAGAAAATTTTTTGTTGATATAGATGATAAAAATTTATTAATGCAAGGTAATTTAGATGGAGTATCTTTCTATAGAAATGCTATTCCTGTATCTAAATCCTACAGAAAACTTACATCTTCAGTTCATCAAACAGCAGATGCAATTTTTAACCCAAGTGTTAAGACTAGCGCAATTGCTAAGAATGTAGATAGCATTAGACTTGGCTCTGCAATGGATATACTTACTAAAGTATCCAATGAGAGAGATGTTTTAATTAATCCAGCAATGGCTGATTTAATCAAACTAGAAAATGATGTTAACGTTCTTCACAAGGCTGGCAGAATGGCTCAAAGAAGTCCAGGCCGTATTCTTTATGGTGAAGATGCTATTAAGACAATAGACGAGGTTCGCAATTTAGCGGCTCAAGTAGTAAGAAGAGACCTTGCAGATACCATTGCTTTTGAGTTTTTAAACCAAAGCGAAGAATTCCAAAGAACAATAGTTCGTAATCTTTCTTATGGATATATGGTTAAACAGGGAATGGTTGGTATTCCCGATGGCAAGAATCAAATGTCAGAAATTTTGAATGCCACCTTTAATGAAAAAGCAGGTATGTATTCTACGGTTCGTTCTGAAGTGCCACAACACTTTGTTGGTCGAGTAAGCCGAGAAGCCTATACTTTAGAGAATGATATAGCAGTGCAATCAAGTAAGGGTATAGTTCAACTATCCCAAACTGCTGAAGGTACAGCACCTCTGCCATATGAAATTATTGCAGAGAATGCTGCCATGGCTAAGTTCAAGGGCAAAGATAAATTAAAGTTTATGACACTACTTGGTGGTGTAACTAGAAATAAATTTACTCGTGCTTACAGCAATTTCTGGTCTACATTTACATTGTTCCCTAGACTTGGAACAAGAACAAGTATTGATGAATTTTTCTTTTATTTTTTAACCGCACCTACAACTGCATTAGTTGCATTTGCTTTTGGTGGCCGCAAATCAGTAAAAGCACTAAGCACAATTAGTGGTTCTAAATCTGCTATTGGCTATAAGCGTGCAGTCTATAAACTATTTCCTAAAATGGATATTACTCAAAAGATTCCATTTGATAAGCGTGTAGAACTTGTAGAAGAACTTGCCACAAAACTAAAGATTACACCAGAGCAAGTTCAACAAGAAATGATTCGTACTGAATTAGTTGATAGATACGAAGACATTGTAGGAACTCAACTACCAGTAGGCGCACAAGATAACATGCGTAAGTTATTAAAGAATAACCCTTCTGCTGTTGATTCTATTGCTAACTCTATGGGTGCAAAAACCAGCCTTTCTGCAAGAGTAGACAAAGAATTTATAAATGCTCAGTTTACCCCATCTAATTTAACTAAGATGTATGAGGCAAACAATCTAAAAGCCTCTAAGGCTTACAGAGCAGTTGATATTAATGAGTTAAATGACTTAGAAGTAACGGTTGCTCACTTTGATAACTTCAGTATTCGCTTTTCCTATAATGGAAAAACTGTAGGAGATGGACAATACGTAAGTCCAGTTACCCCATTCTTTAGACATAATGCTTTAAAGACTGGCTCAGACTTTGAACTAGCCAGAAGAGATATATTAGACCAGGTAGGCGTACGTGCTGACCTAGATTTAAATACATTTGATGCTTTTAATCTTAAAAAAGTAAAAGATTTTAATAAAGAATTTAGCACAACTGTATATTATCGCCAGCAAGGTATGAGCGAAGCAGATATTGCTAAGGTTCACATAGACAATATGTTGATTGATATGTATGACACCTTCCATGGTGGTCCAAATTCATACAATCAGAAATTATACGATGCTATAAAAGACCGTCATACAGATTTATTTGCAGATAAAAAGAAAATGGTTAAGGCTGCTTGGGCAAAAGCCTCTGCTTCACTAACTCCAGAAGAATTTATTAGCCTTACTAAGGGATTCCGTCCTACCAGTGGACAAATTAATACACGTTTAACCTTTATGGGTGGAGAAGCAGACCTTAAAGGTCTAGAAGATATTAATGGAAACGGTGAAATACTAGGTAAATTCCAAAACTGGGCTATGGATATTATGGATGCACAGGTAAATGGTCTATATCGTCAGCCTGCTCTTTGGATTACATATAGTAAGTACATGGATGACCTTGCTCCATACGAAAAGAAACTTGTTACTCAATATAAGAATGCTATTAAACAAGACAATCCTTTGATTTCAGATGCAAAGGCAGATAAGTTTGCTAAGGCTCAAGCAGAAAAGCAAAGAGTTGAGTTAGCCTGGAATGGTGCAGTAAATGAATTAATATCATTTGCTGATAACCCAAATATCAGAAGCAACTTTGCTGTATCTGTTCGTTCAGTAGGTCGTTTCTATAGAGCAACAGAAGACTTCTATCGCCGTATATATCGTTTGTATACAAAGAAACCACTACAAACTTTATATCGTTTGAGACTATTACACACAGGCTTACAGGCTAGTGGTGATGTTTATGAAGACGATAAGGGAGATATGTACGTAACTTTCCCTACAGATATTATAGTAAACTCTGCAATAAATCCTGTTATTAGAGTACTAAGTGGCGATGATGATTTTAAGGTTCCAACCTTTAATGACTTTGCTATTAAGTTAAGATTAATTAACCCATCCTTTGCTCCAGATGCTGGTCAACCAGCCTTTAGCGGTCCAGTAGCAGCAGTTGGTTTATTAACTTTAAAGTCTTTCCTACGTGAACTACCTTTAGTTCCAGGTGTCATTAAGGATAAGATTGATGCACCTGCGAGTAAAGCAGCAGATGCTATTAATACTATAGCCCTGGGTAATATAGGTAAAAACTTAGACTTACGTGAAGCAGTAATGCCTTTACTAGGTTCTACAATTTGGACCAGCCTATCTCCTACAGAATCAGATAGACAAAAGTCTACAGCCGTACTTCAGGCTATATCTTATTTCCAGGCATATGGATACAATCTGCCAGCAGATGCCACAGTTGAGCAAACAGATAAGTACTTAAGCAATTTAAAGATTGCAGCAAATTCAGTTGTCGTAGGACGTAACTTCTTAGGCCAGATATCACCAGCATATCCAGCATTACGAGATACAAAAGGTTTACCTGCTTATATGAAGGATGTTGGTATTACTTCATTTAAGGCAGAGTTCTGGGATATCTATAACAGCATTCTTCGCAATGATTCAGAGAATGCAACAGACGCATTTGAATTAGCATTGGCTACATTCATTGGCAAGAATCCAGGAAAGTTAGCCTATATAGTTCCTAGAAATAATAGTGCTATGAAAGTCTTTATTAATAAGACAGAAGAAGTAAAGAACTGGGCTGTTGCTAACTCTAAATTTATAGATACATATGGAGAAACTGCATATGTCTTTGCTCCTAGAGTTGGTGAATATAACCCAGATGTTTATTCTTGGATGGAATCTGAGGGTATATTAAAGTTCCCAGAAGGTAAAGAAGAGTTCAATAAGTACCTAAAGGGCTACCTAAAAGATGTACAGTTATCAGAAGACCGTGAAACTTATTTTGGAATTGAAGATAATCAGAAGGCTGAGTTATCAAAGATAACTGATATTGATTTACGTAGAGAGGTTATCTACAAATCGCAACAAGCCCGTAAGTCTATGTTAAGTTCTAACCCATACCTAAAGGCAGAAATTATGGGTAACATAGATAACCAAGGTGCACTAGAGGTTAAGTTCAGAGAGTTATCAGAAATAGTATCTAGTAAGAATAGTCCACTAGATAAACGTTCAAGGGCTGCTATGCAGTTAGTTGTTTCCGAAATGGCTCAGTTCTTAAATATTGCTCAAGATAAGAATATGGCTAGCCGTTATGACTTTAGTGATGTAAAGGCTGCAAAGAAAGAAAGTATTAATAAGATAATCGAAGAGTACAGCAAAACATATCCAGAGATTAGAGAAGCAAATCGTTTGATTTTCCGCTCACTATTAAATTCATACTCTAGGGATGTTACAACAGCGAGGGCGCAGGTGGAGTAATATGGTTGAACCTACATATCAAACAGGAGAACAACTCCAAACTAAAGACTATGCTGATTTAAATAGACTCTTTGGCGCTACAGGTCCTTATCAAATTACCTTTGACCAGTATGGCAGATATCGCCAGATTGTTAAAAAAGAAGGCGACCAAACTGTTCAGTATTTCTTATACGTATATCCAGATGGTAACTTTGATGTTGTAACTGGAACTCAATATGTAGCACAAGTTAAGAAAGATAACCCTGGTAAAAAACTAGATTCTATTAGAGAGAGTTTATACAAGGGCGGATTCTTAGAGAAGACTGGATATACTACTAAAGATAGTAATGCCCTTACTACTGCAATCTTAAAGGCTGGTTCTACTCAATCTGTAGAGCAAGTAGATTCTTTCCTTATAGATAAAAAGACTAAGTTAACTCCATTCTTTGATTGGACAACAAGTCGTCCATCCGCTGGTATAGGTGGCCCTACTAAAACTGGAGTAGCAAGCACAGAGAAAGATGCTGGCGAAAGAATTAATATCTTTATGCAACAATTGCTAGACCGTCCAGCCTCAGCCGAAGAGAAGAAAGCATTTTATAATAAGGTTAAAGCCGCTGAGAAATTAGCAATCATTACCCGTAAAGAAGTAGGCGGAGTAGATATAACTAGTGGTTCTAATTTATCAGAAGATGATTATAGGCAAATTGCTTTTGATACAGCCAAATCATCAATATCTAAATTAACTGATGAGCAGATAGGCACAGGCACTGGTGCACTAAGCCAATCAATATCTAGTCTTAAAGAATATGGAACTCAATATGGAATCCAACTATCTAATCGTGAAGCATTTAATCAAATAATGAATGGCATGGTACAAGGTGGAACACTTAGTACTGGTAAATTAGATTCTCAACAACAGGCTATTAAGAATATGGCTAAAAGTTTTTATCCTAATCTGTCACAGATTATTGATAATGGTGGAACAGTATCTGCAGTGGCAGACCAGTTTGCATCTAAGATGTCAAACATACTAGAGATACCAGCACAATCTCTTAACGTATTTGATAAGAGAATACAGAAAGCCCTTACCAATAATGGAAAGCCAGGTGTTATGACTTTAGGTGATTTTGAAGTTCTATTACGAAATGAACCAGAATGGGCTAAGACTAAGAATGCTAAAGAAGAAGCATCAAGTTATGCTACAAGTATTCTTCAGAGTTTTGGATTGATGGCATAATGGCAACAGACAGAGAAATTGACGCTAGACTTAATCAGACTAAAGTAGCATATGACCCAGTATCTTCTTATAGCAATACTACTGGACGGGATATGCCAAGCAATGTAGCACGTGTTGGCACTCAGTCTAGTGTTACAGGTTTAACTATTACTGGAGCAGAACGCAATGCTGCCAAAGAAGCAGAGGCTAAATCTATTGGCTATAGTTCAGAATATATTGCTGCTCGTGGTGGTGTAAACGCCCAAGGATATTTTAATGATACTCCATTATCAGGACAATTAACTGCTGAAGAACAAAAGCAAGTAAGACTTCCTAACGGTAATACTGACACTATGGCTATGGCTAGAATTCTTCAAGAAAAACAAATTGCTGAATTAGTTTCTCAGGGTGTTTCTAAACAAGAGGCTACTAAAAAAATATCTTCTCAGTATGGAGAGTATGCTATAGATAGTGGCACAGTTACTACTGGTGGATATGATGCTAGTGGGAATGTATTAACTGGTGGACAGTATGACTCTAAAGGAAACTTTGTAGGTTCTAGCACTAGTGGTGCTACTGGTACTGGCACTAGTAGCGTATCAAAAGAAACTCAAGATGCCTTTGCTATCTTAAAGTCAGCCTTATCTAACTATGGATTAGAAACCTTATATCCAGTAATTGAAGGATATATGAAATCTGGTCTTGGTTCCGAGCAGGCTAAATTAAAGATTAAAACAGAACCAATATATCAAGCAAGATTTGCTGGCAATGAGAAGCGTAGAACTGCTGGATTGAATGTTTTATCTGAGGCCGAGTACTTAGCATTAGAAGATGCATATAGCCAAACATTAAAAGCCTATGGACAACAATCATATTTTGGCGCAACTAGAGATGCTCGTCAGACAACAATGGCTGAGTTAATTGGTGGAGATGTATCTGCTACTGAGTTTAAAGATAGAATTGATTTAGCAAGTACTAGGGTTACCAATGCTGACCCAGGTATTAAGGCTCAATTAAAATCATATTATGATATTCAAGAGGCTGACCTTGTAGGATATTTCTTAAATCCAAAACAAAATCTTCCAAAACTTGAGGAGAAAGTAAAGGCAGCAGAGATTGGTAGTGCTGCAGCATTGCAAAGCCTAGGAGCCAGTATGGCAACTGCAGAAGATTTAGCAAAGTTTGGCGTAGACTTAGCAACAGCACGTAAGGGATATGCAGCCATTGCTAATGTATTACCTACTGCTGAGAAACTAGGTCAGATATATTCTGAAGAAGGTATTACCTATGACCAAGCAACGGCAGAAGCAGAAACATTTAAAGGTTTAGCATCTGCTCAACGCAAGCGTTTGCAATTAGCCGAAAAAGAAATAGCAGCATTTAGTGGTCAATCAGGCACTAGCAGAGTTTCTTTAAATAATAAAACAGCAGGACAGTTCTAAATAGATTCCCTACACGGATAGACCAGCCCCGTGAGGTGTATAAGTCTGGTAGCAAGAGCCAACCAATTTCCCCGAATTGACTTGTGGCTTGCGACTAATCAACGAATAGAAGGGTGGGTTGCTATGAGCAACAACTACTGGGAAGACGAAGACGAAG